CTAAAGCATCTACACTTAATTAGGCTCGAAAGGATTTATGTTCGGTACACCGAACATAGATGCTTATATCAAACATTCCACTAACGATTAGCTGAGCCTGCCTGCCCTGGCAGAATGCAGGCAGGCTCAGTTATTATTGGATTGCTCGCTCGCCTGCATTACTCACTCACAATAGCCTGCTGGGGCAGGCAGGGGCTGGCTATATGCCTCATCCAACACTTTTGATTCTGCTCTTGCAAGCCTGCCTGCCAAACCTCGAAAGACCAAGACACAGGCAGGCTTCGGCAGAATAAAAAGCAAGTGATGTGGCTTATGTTTGTTGTTATTGTTAATTGACAATATTGCAGCCCCCCTTCCCAACCCCCCGCAGTTCGCTGCCCACACCACCCCTTAAGGGGGCAAAGCCCCCTTCCCAACCCCCAACAACCCCCCACCCCCCCAACAACAACCCCCCACCCCCCCACCCCTCCAACCCTCCTTATTTATATATTATTATGATTAGTTAGTTATTAGTTAGTTTATTAGCGATTCTTGAGTTTGTTTGTTTTTATGAGTGTCCTGGACCCCACAGAAAAATTATATTATATTTCACCACTCACAAGTAACACAGAACTACTAATAAATTACAAGACAACTATTTAAAGAACGGATTATATATATATATATAGAAGCACAATGAGTTATGAATCTTCTCTAAAAAGCGTTAACAAGCTATGTGTCGCCCGCAGAAGCAGGTCTATCACTACTTAAGCTTTTCTTTTCTTTTTGAACACTTTTTCTTTTCTTTCTTGCGGGGGACACAAAGATTTATAAAGCCCTATTTCCTATTGTCCTAATGGTATCAGCAACAATACAGCAAGCACAGGAAAGAGCGAGGAGAATTGGTCTTGTAGAATATGCTCTAAAAGAAATTAAAGAAAAAAACTTAATTTTAGATGATAACTCTTTTGTAATTAACATCTGTGATAAGTTCAATATCTCAGGCAGAACTGCAAAAGAATATATCAGAATTGCTCAAGCTCGATTTAAAAATGACAGGCCCGCAATACAGGAAAGGTAGAAGAAAAGAATATAAAATTAGTAAAGAACTGAGAGATGAGGGCTATGAGATTGTTCAAAGAACTGCAGGAAGCCACTCTCCAGTTGACATCTTTGCTATTAACAAACTAAATAAAAGAATCAAGTTCGTTCAGGCGAAACCAGATGATTTTAACCCAAAAAAGCTCTTAGAAGAATTTAAATGGTTAGAGGGATATTTTTATGTTACGTTTGAAGTTAGATGATTGGCAGAAAGAGGTTTTAGCATGTGAAGGAAATGTATGCCTTAGAAGTGGAAGGCAGGTTGGAAAATCTACGGTAATTTCAATAAAAGCTGCTGAGTTTGCAGTAAAAAACCCAAATAAAACTGTTGTTATCATAGCATCTGTTGAAAGGCAGGCAATTCACCTATTTTTAAAAATCCAAAACTATCTACATGACCACTATAAGTCAAAAATCGCAAAAAGAATGACTTTAAGCTATGCAAAGCTCAAAAATGGCTCTCAAATCCACTGTCTGCCCGCAGGAGACACAGGAGAGGGCATAAGAGGCTTCACAGTCGATTTATTGATAGCAGATGAAGCAGCGTTCATAAAACAGACTGTTTGGCAGGCAGTCACACCTATGCTCGCAATAACAAGAGGAAAGAAAATTTTATTATCAACTCCTCATGGAAAAGCAGGATATTTCTATGATTGCTTTAATGATGATACATACACAAATTTTCATATAAGTGCTGAAGATTGTCCGAGAAAAGATGAAAACTTTTTAGCAAATGAGAGAAAGAGGATGACAAAAGCTCAATATGCGCAGGAATATCTGGGTGAGTTCATAGATGACCTGAGAAGAATGTTCTCAGATGAATTAATTAAAAAAACCTGTATTTTAAAAAGAAGAGAGGATATCAGAAAAGCAAGAGATTATTTTATAGGAGTTGATATTGCGAGAATGGGAGAAGATGAATCAACATTTGAAATAATTGACAGAACAAACAGAGAAGCATTAGAGCAGGTTGAAAATATTATGACAAAAAAAACTCTGACAACTGAGACAACAAAAGAAATTATAAATTTAAACAAGCAGTATGATTTTAAAAAAATATATGTAGATGATGGGGGGTTAGGAGTTGGAGTTTTTGACCAGTTATTAGAAGAAGATGAAACAAAAAGAAAAGTTATTCCAATAAATAATGCATCAAGAAGCCAGGACAGAGACAAGTGGAAAACAAAACTTTTAAAAGAGGATTTATATAATAATTTACTCAGGCTGATGGAGAGAGGTGAAGTTCAGATGTTAGATGATGATGAAATTAAAATGAGTCTGCAGTCGATTCAGTTTGAATATACTGATGATGGAAAAATGCAAATCTTTGGAAGATACTCACATATTGCAGAAGGGCTGATTAGAGCAGCATGGTGCGTAAAAGACAAAAGTTTAAATATTACAAACTTTTATAAAAGAATATATTAAAATGGCAGGTCATACAGGAATATATGCAACAAGCGCAGAGTGTATTGCAAAATTAGGAGATAATTATAATTCTACAAATGTTAATGAAACAATGATAAACGAGTTCTGTCTGCAGGCAGAGGGATTAATCAATGGAATGTGCAGGAAAGTTTTTGCAGCAGATTCAACAGCTTTCTCAGCATTATCTGCAACAACAAAACATATTCTCTCAGAAGTCACAAGCAATCTCGTAGGAATTTATGGATTAACACACAAGCCAACAGGAGAAGATGGAACAATGAACAGAATAGAATTTGAAGACAGAATAAATATATTAAGAGATGGGCTGTTGAGAGGGCTGTCAATACTCAGAGATAAAAAAGCACAGGTGTTTTTAGAAAATGCATGATTTTAAACTATTCCCAGAACTGACAAATAATCAAATGCAATTTTATTATTTTGAATCACCTCACAAGCAGATTGTTGAAGATTTTAGAGCAGAAGTTGTTAGAGTAGTTGATGGAGATACAATCAGAGTAAAGTGTGATTTTAGAGATTTTGATTTTCCAATAAGATTAGCAATGATAGATGCTCCAGAAATGGATGAGGTCGGGGGATTAGAAAGTCAAAAGTGGTTATCAGAAAAGATATTAGGCGAAGATGTTGATGTAGTATTAACAAAGAAAAGAGTTGAAAAATGGGGCAGATTATTAGCCCATATAATTAATATGGGAATGAATATTGGAGATGAAAGTGTAAGAGCAGGTTTTGCAAAAGTATGGGAAGCAAGGCAAAAAGCAATTCCAGATTTTAATAAACAATTAGATAAAAAATGGTTTTAGATTTAGCAGGTGGGCTATTCCACCAAAGCGATGTAAGAGAAACCCCAGCTGGGACTTCAAGCTCTACATCCTCAACTTCAATATTAGCCCCAATAGGTACAATCTTAGCTTGGTTAAAATCTTATGCAAATACTCCTCAAGAACTTCCCACAGGATGGATGGAAGCAGATGGCTCAGCAATCAGCGACGCGGACAGTGTTTATAACGGACAAAATGCACCAGATTTAAATGGCGGAGAATTTTTGAGAGGTTTTACAACATCAGGAGGAACTGGCGGGTCAGATACAATGGCTCATACTCATGGGGTTACTTCAAATGTTGCTGTTGGAAATCATACTGCCTTAACAGTAAATGCTCACAGTAATCATACTGCTTTGGCTCTTAATACCGAAAATGCTCATACCCATACAGGAACAGCGGCGGGAACAACTGGCTCTGGTTCATCACATAGTCATAGTTCAGGAACATATGCAGCAGCCCAATCAGGCACCACCAAAAACGTTGGTGAACTCTCCCAAACAACAGTGTCAAACTATACTCATACACACGATGTTACGGGAACATCAGGAAGTGAAGGCTCTCATAATCATAGTTTTTCAGATGGTTTCACAACATCCGGGGGAGCAGCACATGGACATACATTTAGCACAAATATAAGTGCTCATAGTGATCACGCTTTCGGACAAAATATAAGCAATCATAGTGTTACAAATAATGCAGTAACTTCCGGTGCAGCATCAAACACAGAAAACAGACCCCCTTACTATAATGTAGTCTGGATATTCAGATATAAATAAAATGCCACAAACAGATATAAGTTCAGCAGTTGCAAGCGATTTAACAGGCGCTATGACAGACTATTCAGTCGCACCTGTAAGCACAGAGGGAGCTGCAGACCAGAAAGAAACTGAATGGATGAATGCAAAATTTACCCAGTATTTAGGATATTATAAGAAAATCCCAGAGCTTCGTGCTGTAATAGATGCTAAAGCCACATGGACGGTCGGCAAGGGCTTTAAAGCTGATGAAGTGACAACTATGCTTCTGGATACTATAAAAGGGTTTGGAAACGATACTTTTAACACAGTTCTTGAAAATATGATAAGAACATATCAGATTGGCGGTGATAGTTATAGTGAGATTATCAGAGATAGTGAGGGAAATTTGATTAATTTAAAGCCATTAGACCCTCAGGTAATGAAGCACATAGCTAATGCAGAAGGAAAGATTATAAGATTTGAGCAGGTTTCTAAAGTCGAAGGAAATAAGCCAAAGAAATTTCAGCCAGAAGAGATTTTTTACTTACCAAGAAATAGAGTGGCAGATGAAATTCATGGGCAGAGCATGATAGAAGCAATAGAAAGCATAATTCTCATGAAAAATGAGGCAATGGAAGATAATAAAATTGTCATGCACAGGTTTGTAAAGCCAAGATTTATATTCCATCTGGACACAGACAACACAGCAGAAGTCTCAGCATTTAAGACAAAGATGGATAAGGCATGTGCAGACAGTGAGAACATATATGTTCCTAAAGATGTTGTAGTTCCAGAATTAATGGCTGTTGCTCCAAATGCAACATTAAATCCTCTTGCATGGATTGAGAGTTTAGATTCAAAATTCTATGAAGCTGCACAAGTTCCTAAGATTATCGTTGGTGGGATTGGGGGGATAACAGAAGCTGCTGTCAAAATAGCATACTTGGCATTTCAGCAGACAATAGAAGAAGAGCAATTATTCATAGAAGAAGAAGTATTATCACAATTAAATTTAGTTATTGAGCTTGAATTTCCAGCAAGTCTTGAAAATGAGCTTTTATCTGATGAGAGGAAAGATGAAACTCAGGGAGCTTCACAGCCAAATGAAACAACCGCAGGAGAGGGTCAATGAAAACCCCAAAGAGCATTATCATAACCGCCCTGATTTGCATTACAATACTGGAAGTTGCGGCGCTTATGAAAGGAATAAATGGGAAAATATTAACAATCGTTATAGGCATTCTGGCAGGATTAGCAGGCTGGAGCGCACCGCAATTAAAAATAAAATAATAATAATTTAGATGAGTTCATAAAATGGTAAAAATAATAAAAGGTGGAGGAGCAGGTGGAAGAGACAAATATGTGTTTGGAGCAGCAAAGGATAAAAAGAAGAATGAAGAAAAGAAGAAGGAGTTGGAAAGGGAGTTCATAAAGCAAGAACAGTTGAAAAAACAAAGGGAGCAGATAGAGAAAAAGAAAACTACAAAAGCTGAACCTAAAAAAGAAGTCATCCAGTTAGGAAAACCCAAAAAACCACCAATAAGAATGGTGGGAGAACCTAAAACAGTAAAGGAAGATATAACTGCACCAGGTGGGTATCATACAGGTAAATACGGCGGCAAATATTATATTGAGAATAAAGAAGTATCTGCAGAAGAATACAGAGAATACAGGTCTAAAGATGATGATGTAATTAGATTAGGGGGCGAAAATGTAATTAGATTAGGGGGCGAAAAAAAAGAAGACAAAGGATGGGCTTCTATTAGTGAACAATTAAAAAGACAAAAAGAAATAGAAAATCCATTATTGAAAGCAATAACCTCTCCAATAACAACAGCTGCATTAGCTACAACTCTGGCTGTTGCAGGTGCAGGAGCTTTAATATTAAGTGCTGGTGTTGGAACTGCAACAGCAGAAAGTGCAACTGTAATCGCAGCAGGGAAATGGGGAACTGCAATAACTGCAAAGAAAGCAGTATTATCTGCAGGAGTTTTAGGAAAAATGGGAGTCAGCACAAAAACTCTGGGTCTTTTAAGCGGATGGGCTGTAGCTGTATGGTGGGGAAAATGGGGTCAGGCAGAAGCTGTTGAAGGATTAAACATAGTAATGAGAGATACACTCAAAGAAGCTCAAAAAACAGGAAATTATGATTTATACTGGGAAGCTTCTGCTGCAAGAGATGAAATTTCAGATTTAGCATTATGGGAAAAGATAGCTTTATGGAGTCCATTAGCTCCTTTTATTGGAATTCCAAATAAAATGAAAGGAGTAGCAGCATCAGCGAAAGTCATGGATAAGTTAGCAAGAGAAATGCAGTCAGGAGAAACTTCAGGAGAAAGTGACGACGACAAATGGGAAAGAATAAGGCAGGAGCAGGAAGATTCTAAAGAAGGAATGATTGATTATTATAATGATGAAAGAAAGAAAATGGTTGAGTGGGAAAGAGAAGCAGAAGAAGATGCAAGAGATGATGATGCAAAGTTTTGGAAAGAAGAAAGAAAGAAAACTGCACAATCAGAAAAGGAAGCAATGGAAGCAAATGCTAAATTCTGGGAAGATTATAAAAAATTAACAATTCAAATGGAGCAGAAAGCTGCAGAAGAAACTGCTGATTTCTGGCTGGATTATGCAAAGAAAAAACAAGCTGTAGAAGTAGGAACTGCAGAGAAAACTGCTGACGTCTGGAAACAATATCAAGCAGAAAAAGGAGAGGAAGAACCATCTGCTCCTAAAACTACAAGAACATATCATGCACCATCTGCTCTTGGATTTGGATTGTTAAAGGGCGGGGGATATTATACTGAAGAGGAAGAAGAGAAAAAGAAAAAGAAAAAATAATTGTAAGGAGGTAAATAAGATGGTTGAAAAAGAAGAAGAAGAAGTCGAAAGTGAAGAGAGACCAGAAGGAGAGTCTGGAGAGGGGGATAAGCCTAAAGGCACTGAGCTCATTGACGATGCAAACCTTGCAGCAAAAAGGATGGAAGAAGCCAACAAAATAAAAAAAGAACTTCTTGACAGAGAAGAAGAACTTATGGCAAGAAAAGCTCTCAGTGGAAGAGCAGAAGCTGGAACAAGTGAAGTAAAGAAAGAAGAAACTCCTGCAGAATACTCTAAGAGAGTGATGGCTGGAGATACAGAATGAAAGAGCCAAAAGATTTGGGAGTGAAAATCGGAACTAAAGATGAGGTTTTATGGACGAGAGTTAGAGATGAAGCCAAAGCTTTAATTGAACAATCAGAAAATAATTTGATAATTCAAAAAGAAATGCTGAAATTGGCTGAGAAAAAGATTGCAGAAGAAAAACAAAAGGTTTAAATAATCCACTCACCGAATAACTATATGGCAGAAGAAGAAAAAAAACCTGAGGAAACTGAGGAAGAAGATAAATCTGAAAAGGAAGAATAATGACAGACGAATGTACATTAATGGTTGAAACAGAATTACCAATTATGATGACTGTTGCAGATGCTACTCCTGTCACTAAAGGTTCTTGGTTAATAATCGCAAACCCTATGACTATGACTGTTCATGCTGCAAATGATGAATCTTATTGCGGTGGAATTGCAGCAGAAGAAAAAATTGCTAATGATGGGAAAACTAAAGTTGCTGTTTATCAGGGTGGAATATTCAGGATGACTGGAAGTGCAGCAATTACAACTGGGGAAACTCTGGCTCTTTCTGGAACTGCTCAAAGAGTTAAGAAAACAGATGCTACTTGCTTCGGAATGAAAACAGTCGGAATGGCTTTTACAGACTGCGGCGGAGCAGGCGAAACATTTATAGGTAAATTACAGTTAGGCGTGGGTCTTAACGCTTAAGTTAAAATGGCAGCACCATACTCAGGTTCAGCAGAAAGTGCAACCCAGATGATTAGGGGAATTGATATTGATAAGTTAGCTAAGGGTTTTGCAGATGAAGCAAATATTCTTAAAAAATATGTAACTGTTTCTAAAACAAAATCAAGAGAAATCAGATGGTATCAAAAGACAGCAGGATATTTAGATACTCCTGCAACTACTGATGAGGTTCTTTCACATATAGATAATACTTCATTTAAGGCAAGACCTTTTGTAACTGAACAGACATGGACAAGAGCAACCTCTTATATTAAAAAGTTCTTTGTTGAATCTCCAATAATTTCTATGGAAGATATTAAAGATTCTGATGTAGATGTTTTAGCGACAAATGTCAGGGACTTAGTTATTGCGGTTGCTAATCAGGTTGACAGAAGAATCTATGGTGTTATAGGAGAATGCACAGGTGCAGGTGCTCCAATGACTCCTGTCCCAAGTGTTACACAAACAGGTGTTGCAACAGCTGACGGATGGAATGATGAGGCAACAGGAAATCCTATTAAAGATATTCTTGCAGGAAAACAAGCTATAAGAGCTTACAGATATAATCCAGAGGGTTGTATTATTTTAATGAATCAGGCAGAGCATACTCATCTTTTAAATTTTTTAATAAATGTTAAAGGTTCAAGTATTCCAAGCTTTTCAAGTGAGAAAGT